TGGGCCATTAGATTTATCTAATGGCTCTCTAACACTGATTGCCAGATAACGAAATGCATCAGCATAATCAGCTGACCAATCATCGAGCGGGTGATCTACATAGCATTTTCTGCCATCATTCCATTCTCGCTTGTAAGCTCTAAGCGCTTCAAGACCACGCTTGCAATTTGTTTTATGAAAAACACATTTCCTTAATATCTTTCTAGCGTTCGCTATACCATCCTTAACTGATAACCTTGGTACATTAATAAAATACAGACTTAACGCATAGGCTTGTTGAATTCTTGTTTTCCCTGAGCCCCATTCTTTAACAGCAATATCATGTGGTGCATAATGATTTGCAAACTTAAGATTATATTTTCTAGAATATTCATGTAAATATAAATAGTAGTGCTCTAGTCCTTCGTCAATATTATCGTACGAATGAATGATGTGATAATAACCACCGTAATATTGCCAAAACCATATTGTGGTTGGGTGATTAACACCAATATCCCAAACGGTATTAACCGGGTAGTCTCGATTAATATCAAAATCTTTAATGTGATTAACTTCATTTATCTCAGTAAGAATCTTTCCGTAATATGATCCAGTGTTTGGCCCTTCGAAACTGACGTAATACTCTTGGTTGATTAATGCTTCGTCAAATCCTTGTGCGATTTCCTCTTTAATATCTTCTTTCGTTATAATGGGCGATCCATCATTCTTGGTCGTCTGTGTAATATCTAACTTTGATACATACCATTTAGGGTTTTGTAATGCCATCATGTATAAATCATGAGCATGATTGTATGAGCGCGGCGTAAATTGAAAGACTGCTTTGCCACCATTCTCAACCAAAATAGGTCGTAGGTAATCCCAGGCTCCTGGCTTTTGTAATGAATATTCACCGAAGATAATCATCACAGGGTTAGTACCAACCTGCTTATCGATCTGATCACTACCGCCTAAGCGAAATATAGAGCCATTCTTGAACTCTATTATCATATCGCTCTTATTCACCCGCCTAATAACATCTCTCGGGAAGAAGTCTAAAAATCGCTTTCCTTGACCTGTAATACCATCCCAAATAATACGTTTAGCATGTGCCTGCTCGGGCAATAGATATAGATATGTGCCCACTCTGAGCTGAGCTTCAGCGGCAATAAGATTAATACAGAATAAATCCTTACCGGCCCTTCGGTGAACAATCAGAACCATGTTCTTATATTTTTCTACGAAAAAGGCTCTCAGCCATTCTTTCTGATACGGGCGAGCGTCAAATGTGGGTAATATTATTTCAGACATTAATGTTTTATTTTGACTATAAAATCAACAAATCCAGTGACTACCGTTACAGAAGCAACCATCAACGCCGGAACTTTCCATAGATTATTTCTAAAACTGTTCATTTTATCCTCAATATTGTTGATTCGAGATTCTTGAAGATTTAGGCGAGCTTCTTGGTCAACGACAAGCTCTTTCACTTCGTCAAATTTATGATCGATCTTATCTAAGACTTTATGGATGCTAGATATCTCCTCCTTTAAATATGCCATGTTTTCCTTAAGGGAATTTAGTGACTCAATGTCCTTTCTCATCAATTCCATTGAGTTATTATCCCATAAGTCAGCTTAAAAAGTTGTAAGATATATCTGAGTTTCATTAATAAATTGTACAATAAGCTCTCTATTTTTTCAACTTATCGACTATATAATTACCAAAATAGAAGATCACGATAGTAATAACAATCCACCCAAGTTCAAAAGCATTTACAAGGTTAATAATGTTATTAACAACCACAGTGCGATCAAGACAGGCAAACACAAGAGCAACAATAAAGGAACAGCAATAGCTAATACAGAAAAAAAAAGCAAGAAGCCTACGACTGATAGAACGAGGTGTAAACTGGTCTTGTAAAGCCAGTAGAACTTTCTTAGTATCTGTAGCTTTTTCGTGCTCTGTGTAACATGATTTATCAATCCCATTTATAATCCCCGTTGTTACTTTACTAGCGATATCTAATGCTTTATCTGTTCCAAGTAATTTTCCGAACCAGCTCATAACTTTGTTCCACGTGGAACAATTGGAATAAAATATCTATCTGGAGATGCCTCTTTTTCTAATTCTTGCGCATCACGCCATAGATTAAGAGAGGCCATCTGACGTCTAAGAGGACTACTTTCTGGTCTTAGGCTTCCTGCTTCATTAATAATCTTTTTAGCTCTGTTAGTCAAGCTAAAAGGCATATTTACAGTAGATTTATTTTCATAAATCGGTCCACTTCTTGATCGTTTTATTTGATGTTCGCTATCCTCTTGTTTAAACATTTCAACCCTCACTTAATATAAATATGATAATTTTCTATAAATTGCTCAATCGTTCCAGCACCAATTTCTGTGTTATAGTATTTTTTCCAATATATTGCAAGCCCCGAAATATCATCAGCTCTTGGCAATGCTTCAATATGTCTAGAATATAGCAGCCTAGCAATAGCTGTTGCATAAAATAGATTACCTATCAAATTATCGACGCCGCTCAAAGGAATAATGATGAATTTGGAAATCTTTTCCTTAATGTCATCATGATATTTCATATAATTATCCCATACGTCTCTTTCTGTAGCTGGTTCAATCTGATAGATGCTCAAGGCCGGCCCACCGCCGATCTGCTTAATATAAGTACCTAGGTGTGATTCTTGAGCCGCTGTGCCCAAAAGTAGATTTACAGCAGATTCGCTATACATACCTAATTCTTTACAAGTCGGCTCAACAATATATTTCTTCAGTTGCTCACAATTAATCGGCATACATCACCTTATTTAAAGTTTATGAGAAATCATATTTAAAATATGCTCTAATATATACTTCTGCACCATTTGAAACAAGCGCATTAGTAAACTGTACGCTACATTTTAACCCTTGAGTCGCTGAAATTGCAGTGCTTAACCCTGTCACCTTATAATATGCATCATCTAATCCGGTTTCAGCCTTAACCATATGAGTGTGCATTACTACTCTACCATACGTTTCAATTGCGTAATTACCGTTGGCTGCATCTGCTCTAAATCTTACCGTACACGTAGCGCCTGTATTAATATCCCAATTGCCCATACATTCCTCGTCAACACCTAAGGTAAAGCCAACTAGTGTTTTAGCATAGGGCTCGACTAAATGTTCCGGCGTTCCTGCCGATCCATCATGCATGCAAGCACACCATTGCTCTGCTGTCGATGATGGAATGTTAACACGTCTAAACATAATCATTGTGTATCTATCAAATAGCGGAGAACCGCTCTGTGTTAAATCTTGTGTAGCCATAATTTTTTTCCTTATGCGTCTGCTATAATTGTAATCGTACCTGATGACCCTCTATATTTAAGCTTTCCGCTTTCAACATATAGAATTCCACCACCACTTGGATTTGAACTAGGAACCGTCGTAGCATTTGCTATAAACATTACCTGTTTACCATCGCCATAACTCTTTCCACCAAAGCCAATGTTACCTTCAGCGGTAGCTTGAAACATTATTTGACCATTAGAATAATCTTCGTCAGTAGGCCAGCTCTCAGTTCCAATAACGGTAAATGAATCCTCACCACCATTTCCTTGAATTCCAACGACGTAATGTAAATTTTCTGGTCCTTGTACCAAACTTCCAGATGTAGAGCTATCTAAAAATGCGTTAATGTCTGTATCAGATACATCAAAGCCTCTTGTAGAAAAGCTCACAGCGACAGCACCATCCGTCATTGCAGAAAAAACAAGCTCGGATGTTTCATGCGAAGGAGTAACCGATCTAGTAATCGCACTTATTTCTCCGATCTGTTCGTTATTACCACTAGATGTTTCTTGAACAAATTCCATGGCTAATCCAATACCAGCAACTGGAGTTCCGCTTGTTAAATGATATAACTTTTGAACAGTATGTGGAGTATTTGTTAACGCAGTTGTTGTTTCAACATAAGCGTTACCAGTGGTTAGCTCTATCTTAGCATCGTTAGCTCCAAGTGGTTTTATCGTAACATCACCAGTATTACTTTTAATCTGTCCATTAACGGCTAACGCACTTGTCACAATAAGATTAGAAAATGTAGGTGTGACACTTGTTAAGTTAGAATGTTGCGCGTATGTAAAATGATAATATTCATCTGTAATACCGCCTTGCAACAAACTTAATGCATTATGACTTTCTGTCGATGCAAGCGATGTAAATATAATATCATCTACACCAATATTGATGCTATTGTTTGTACATTTGAAAGTTTTATTATCATAGGTTGACCCTTGTGTAATAGGAACTGTTGCATCAACAAGCTCTACACCTGTGTTTGCGTCATCAGCCCTTGTCCAGGAGCTAGAACTTGAAACATAAATACCATTTTCTTTTTGGTCTGATTGCTGCCACACTAAAACTCTATCAGATGAAGTTAATGTTCCATCGATGGTCTGCTCTCCTGACAAAGTAATATCACCAGTTGTCGCAATAATACATGAGCTTTTCCATTGCGTACCTTGAAACAATGCATCCACATAATCTTTTCGAGTTAGATGGTCATCTAGTGTAGGGGATGTTCCGGAAGTAATAATTTGTGGTGCATACAATCTACCCGTGCTATCAATATCTAGCCTAGATACATAAGATGAACCATTCCAGTAATCAATACTGAAATCATTATTTCCTAACTTACTGACAGCCCATACTGCATTTTCACCAGGAGAAACCGGATCACCATCATAGAGTTCATATCTACCGATAGCCCCCTTTAAAGGCATGATCGCAATCGACTCTTCTTGGCTAGCATTACCAAAAACAACCCTCGGTTTTTTTGCAACATCTGGCGTAGTTGGAAAGGCCACTGGCTTTAATGGAAAACCGCTATATCCATTTCCACTAGCATCCATCACCACCGATGACATATCCCACTCATTATTAGTGTTATCATAACTCGCCATTGTAGAAGCGCTATCAATATCTTTATAAATATCGCTTTTAACTACACCCGTTCCCATCTTGATGGAATCACCGGAATTCGTCGGCGTAAGATCAGTACCGGTTCTTGTAAACATTCCATTTGCTGTATGAACATCAACATAAGTTTTAACTGCTTTTTCAGTCAGTCCTGCTGTATCTGAATTACCTGCCAATGTTCCATCAGTTGAAAACTCATCAATCGTCGCACCTGTTCCTGTTGTTAATGAATTGATTGTTTGAGTAGCTGTCCATGTATTTGCATTAGTTAAGTCAATGCCTAGAACATCTCCACTCGTTCCAAGACCAGTTAATGTAGCATCTGTATATACAGATGATAGATAATTACCAGCAGCTGACTGTGATTGAGAAGATTTAGTTCCAGTCAAATCATAAATGGAAATAAGACTCCAATTTCCGCCGATATATCTTACTGTGATCTTTGAAGTAAATACAACCTCAGGCGTTAATCCCGTCAACGGGCCAAATGTTATATCGTTAATTGTCTCGCCCGCAGCGCCAACAACTGTTCCGAATACATTTTGTCCTTGAACCCAAACATATCTAAACTTCTGACTTGTTGCATCAGCAGCTACAGGAACAGCAGCTAGCCAAATGTTCATATAATCACCATTTGGTAGCACAGTTTGCTGCCAAGAACCGCCTGTAAACTCATTATAATAAGGGCGTGAACCACTCAGCGGAACAATATCTGTTCCAGTTGTAATAATGTTGATATCAGGCGATGCCCCTGATAAATAAAATTGACTATAAGTTCCTACAGGCAAAGCTGTAATTGTCGATGGTAAGTCCTCATCATAAATAAGCCCTGAACTGATAGATGGTCGTCGATCAGCTGCTGTTGTTGAGCTAAGCGTATAATCACCAAGCACTGCGCCACTTTCCCTATACGTTCCAAGCGTGTGATGCAACTCACGATGAGTTTGCCAAGGCATCATGCCATGACATTCTCTCTGATAAATCCATACAGCATCTGTTGGGTTGTAATAAGTAATTGCTATTAAAAGATAACCATAAAACTCATCTTCATCAACAGTTGATGTCGCTACCCATGAAGTAGTCGATCCATCATAAATTAAAAAATAAGCTTTTGATGTATCGGTACCATGAGCAGGAGATGTCCAACCAGAAGTCAAAGCAACAACCGGATAAGCTTGATAATAAGCATTAACAGTTCCGGTCAGTGTGACTGTTCTTGTTGTTGAATCACCAGTGATAATAACATCTTCCGGATGTGTAAATCCTGTAGGTTCTCTCGATACATCAATCAGCATTTGAGTTTTATCTGATTTAATGTTTACAACGAGGCTGCCTTCACTTGCATGTGATCTAAAAATATTACCAATGCAAACAACACGATTAGGTGCTTCAGGTCTTGTTACTGTAAACCCACCAACTACTGTCGGAGATAAATATAGTCGATCCCCAGCGGCTCCGATACTTGTATCTATAGGCTGTAAAGTCTCTCCACTAACAAGCCCAAACGCTGTACAAAAACCGAATGATCCATCGTCGATATCTTCTGTAGCCATCGCTAACGTTCTGTCTGCATTTGGAACATCATTAGCTATTGCTAATGTAATTTCTATATTTACACCAGTACCACCAGAGATATATATTAAATTTCCGTTTTTAATATCTGTGCCAGAATTGTTTTTCACCTTTCGCGGTAAATGTAATTCTTGTCCAATCTGTAAGTTAACATTTCCACCAGGCATGCCAAGGCTCAATGTTCCTGAGTCATCATCCCACGATACTCGACCTTCAACACTAGTCACACCTGTTACAGAAGTATCAAAGTCTCTGTATGTGGCTGGCGAATGCTGTTCGTTAGCATGAGTAATTCTGTTATTTTTCCCCAAAGATGAATCCCAGATAAGCAATAAATCTGCTTGATCTAGCGTAGTTATTTCTGGAACCTGTGGGAATGTTCTTGTATCTGTCATTATCTTTTCCTCTTATAATATTAACCCAATGTAATCGCCATCTTCAAGGACGATGTGTCTATTCGCTTCGTCAACCAAATACAAATGAGGTGGTGGAGCAGGGGCTATTGTGCTTTTATAATCTGTATTATATATGCTCTTAGTTAAGATATGTAATTTCTCGCCAAATGGGTGGCCATGAAACATGTTTACCTCCGGTTATATCGACTTATTTTTAAAGCAAATAATTGCAATCCAAATTTATTATAATTAAACATATGAATTAGATTGCATAAAATTCAACGCCAACACTAACAGTCGAATCTGTTGTGTAAAAACTTAATACATCTGTTGCCTCTACAATTCTGGCCGTTGGATTTAGGCTAGATGTTGTTGTGGCAAAAGATGAACTAGCGGGTACTGCTGCTGTTTGGTTATTAGATACCCACACATCAGAACCAGCGCTATATGAAAATATAGCAACATATAGTTCGGTAGTTCCTGGAACCGTTAATGCTGTTGCTGTGCTTGTAGCAACAGAACACGAATATAATCCGTCAGTAAAGCTTGGTGCAAAAGTCTCCGCTGATTGTGCATCTCTTGCAAATTCTAATTGAGTTGTCATGTATTTCTCCTTAACTTACTCGCTCGACATAACCGCCGATATTAATAACGTTAGTCGTATCTGCAAATGCAGTAACAACCAAACCATTTGTTAAAACTAAACCAGGTACAATCAATTCAACGCCAGATTCGGCGGCAATTGTAACCTCTATCAAATCATCCGGAGCAGTTTGACCACCCCATTCAATCGTTAATTTATGTGCTGACGTATCAGTATTTGTCGCATACAAAAACACATCATCTTTAACATATGTCTGAGTTGCATGAATAGTTGTACCAGGCGTTGCCGTTGCAACAACCTTAATCAACTTACCGTCTGTTGATCCTGATAGGATCTCTTTTGTAATTGTCTGTGCCATTATTTATTCCTTATGCGCGGTAAACCAATACAGTATGATCTGTATCATGCCCAGTTGTAGCATCATCTGTTTCAACTTTAAATGTAGTTGTGGTTGGTGTAACAGTTTTAATCTTTCGTTCCGAAGTTCCGTGATATGTGGAATTAACGGATGCTATAACAACATAATTTGTATCTGCTTGTGCAGCTCCAAAAGTATATGTATATCTCCCATTAGCCGTCTTTGAAACAGTTAAATCATATGCGCCATCTTGAGTCCCGCCAGCTAAAGTCTGACTTGCTGCAATTATTTTCATACCAATCTCCTGATCTAAAACAGCTGATAATTTAGCTGCTGTAATAATTTTTGTATCATCTGTTAATGCCAACGCCTCTGCTGAGGTTGCAAGCTCTGCTGTGCCTCGTTGTGATTCTGTTGCTTGAGAAACATTGGTTAAATCAACATTACTATTCGGCATTGTAATTGTTCGTGTTGTTGATGTTGCAATACCAGATGCATCAAATTTAATTAGCTTTGTTGTATCAACAGCATTTTTAACAACAGCGGTCGTATCGAGAATCGGAATATTAGCCCCCGTATGATCATGCATTTTCTTAGATGTAATATAAGCCGTATCATCCGTCCCTGTTATAACTTCTGCATCTGTTGCTATTTCAGCAGTACCACGTTGTGATTCTGTAGCCTGAACAGTATATTTAATATTATCTAAATCAACATCATTGTCAGGCATCGTAATTGTCTTCGTTGTGCCCGTTGTTAATGAAGCAGCTGATATTTTAACTAATTTTGTAACATCACTTGCATTCTTAACAACAGCTGTCGAATCAGTTATCGGTATCTTTGTATCTAAATTATCTGATAATGTCTTTGGGGTTACATAAGCATCTTCATTCGTTGCTGTTGTAACTTCTGCACCCGTTGCTATCCTTGATAAACCAACATTAGTATTCGTTGCTGTCGGATAAGCACTTAGTGTGAACTTTGAATTCTGATAAATAAAACAATAAATATAATTAGCTAATAAATCACCAGAAGAGAAATCAATACCCGTTTCTTTTGTTAATGATACAGCTCCACTCGAGTTAATATTAATAGTCGATGCGCCAGTATTGGTGACATTAAACTTTAAGAACAACTCCATTCCATCTATATTGCCACCAAAATCAGTAATCGATGATAAATATGTAGTAGGACCGCCAGTCGTTAATCCATAGTTAGTTTCACCCTTCACTAAACCAGCATCATAATCAATAGCAGTTATTCCGGTATTTGCAGCATTCATCACCCATGTCTGATTTCCAACTAACTGCGGTAACTTAAGATCCTTTGACTCAATAACAGCTGAGTTTTCATAAGTCAGACCTTTCTTTTCAACAATCATCTTTCGATCTTGCGTAAATAATGTCTGGTAGTTAAAGTCAAGATTGACCGTATCCGCGGTGAACGTACCACTTGTTACATATAGAGATTGACGGTCGATGGGAATATCCCGAACAATCGTAACAATATCATTTAATACCGCACCACTTACTAGCGTAATAATAAACCCATTATTATCGCCAAGTTGCGATACCGTATAATCTGTCGTTAACGTTAACACGTCTGTCGTGTCATCCGGTACTGATCCAGCAATGCGCTGATATACAATCATCTCATCACTTTGATAAGCCATAATGTTGGTCGCTGTAAAAACAGTCTGACCAGCCGATGCCGTTATCTGAATGATCGGTGATACATCATTAACTACTATCGATACCATAATCTTTTCTCCTTAATCCGTAAATAATGCTTTGTCTGGTGAAACCAAAAATGGGATTCCATCCTTCTTCGCATTTCTCTGTAAGCTATTTAAGCTTCCAGGAAATAATTTTTCTTCTAACCCATACAATATTCCCCAGTTAACCATAGCCCTTGTGTATATTAAATTATGGTATGGAACTTGAGATTTACCCATGTTGTATAACATTTTACCAACAGTATGACCCCTTCCTTGCGACATTGCATTAACAATAATGCCTAATTTATTTGCAGTATCAATTCCAGCACCACCAATGTTTGCAATAGGTGATGATCCGTACATTTGTTGACCAACAAGTTGACCCACCATGCTCCCAGCCAATCCTAGCGCACCTAAACTAGATTTTGCCCACGTTACCGGATCGCTCAATGACGGCGGCTCTTTCCCTTGAGCTAAGTTAACAGCTGCTTCTGAAATATAACCAGTAATCATATATCCCGCAATCATCGACATTAACTGTGGGGCGCCATGTAACAATGCTTTTGTTTTAGGACGCCATCCTTTGGCTTCTCTGACATCTTCTAAGGCCATACCAAGAACACGACGAGTTTGTGCGTACGGCCAAGATCTAAACATTACCAACAACTTTGCTAATGTTCCCATGGGTGTACCAGATTTCGTATAAAGCCTTAGCTTTGATCTCTCATAAATATCACTATCTAAATAAACAAAATGAGATTGATCATTTAATAAACCAATATATTTTTGTCTAATGCCTGTTCTTGCATCATCGTATTCTTTATCCGTCATTTTACGAATATTTTTTCCAAGCATATCCGCAATGTCTTGTCGTGAATAATTATTTATAGCATCGTCTGGCGTGATATATCCTCTGTTATCTTTAACAGATGGATTCTTTCGCATAACATCCCATTCCTCGGAACTGATATCATATGATTGAAATAATTTTTTAGTGCCATTTGTTAGATTATCAAAAGATTGAGTTCTGTATCTAAATAACTGATGACCCGTTTCACTAATAATTCCACTAGACAGCATTGAATCTTGCCAGTGAATTAGATTAAGAGACATCATTTTTTGTGTGGCCGATGTTATCAATTGAGTTGGTGAATCAAGGGCACCAAAACGAGAAACATGTGATCCCAATAAAGGCTTTTGCCAATAGCCCATATCTTCATAATTTTCTTTTGTAGCTCCGCGTCTCATATGTCCAAAATAATTCTTAAGCGCACTACCCCAAGCACTTGGATAACTCATATCAAAATTTCTAACGAGATTGGCTACATAATAATTTAAATCCCCAAATGCTGGCGCTATTGATCCGCCGAGCTTACTAATAACTTGCCATCCTAAATATGCATTTGTAATATCATTTAATGTTTTATTAACTGGAATAGAAGCCCGTCCTGTTAACTCATCAAAGATTCGATAATTATCATTAATTCTTCCCTTAAGTGCCTGATTAGTTTTAACGACATTATACCTTTTCAATCTATTAACTAAATGACCGAATGTTCTATATGGAGACGCGCCCCATTCTTCAGCCATTACACCCAACTTAGAACTATTTCGAATGGTGTTCTCGATGCTGTCATAAATATTCCCATGACCATATCTATCATTAACCGCTTTGAAGCTTGGACCGCTTTTATAAAACATCGCACGCTTTCTAGCGCCACTAACGCCCAGTGATCCAAAGGTTCTTAAATCGTCAATCGAATCGTTTCTTTTAATAGCATCAAATACGGTTTGACTTGTCCAAGCATGTCTCATGAAATTTTCAATCTTCTGCTTTGTCTGTCCGTACTTAAATGTTTTATCCCAATTAAGATGTTGTAATTCAAAGGCTTTCCATTTCTGATAAGCCATCTCCATTTCTTTTTCATGATTAAAACCATTCTTTAAACGATATTGAAACCACTCACCAACAGAATCAAAAGGATTCATCATCCTTGCTGGGTTTCTATGAAACGATGTAATAAACTCGTCCAATGATCCAACCGGAATTCCAGCCCTTCTTAATCGTGAAATCAATTCGCCATAAATTCCTTTTATGATTTTCGCCTGTTTTCTTGCAACTTCATTCTTAGTGCTTCCCTCCTCAAATAGCTCACTAGCTAAATCAGATTCATTTTCTTTTGACCTGAATGATTCTAAGACACCTTCTTTTTTAAGATTATAATAAAGCTTTCCGATAGCTTCGCCTTCGGCGATCTTTTGTAGATGACTGGTTGATTTTGATCTATACCCTGGCTTTCTTGAAATCTTACCGGAAAGTTGTGCTTGTAAAAATTCATCTGCTGTTTCTGGGGAAAAATGAGTTTTGAATTCTCCCATTTTTTTATTAACAATTACCGCATCTCTTAATCTATTCGCAACTTCAATAGATTTTCTCTGTTTTCCATTTTCAATGGCTCTTTCTAATACATTACCTAAAGCCTCATTATCATCTTTTGCTTTTCCCGTACGCTTTTCTTCTTCAGCAAGATGACCTAATCCATCTAATAATTGTTTCTGATCTGTAGTAGGAATAGCTGTTTCTAACGCATCAAGAACTCCTCTGATACATGCATTCTCACTCAATGATTTATGATCTATCGGCATTATTCAACTCCTATACAATTTTTTATTCCGTTGAATAATTTTTCACGCGCATCCAAATCATCTGTTGCACTCTTGGCAATTTTATCAAATTTCGCTTTCTCACCTGCTGGAAGATCTTTTTTGAAATTATCGTATGCGTCATTTACAGCGTTTGCCCCTTCAATTTCATCTTGCGAAGGCTTCATTTCAAGATCGTTAATAGCATCATCAACATCCCTAAGGCCTTCTTCATCTCCCAAATTGTAATTAACGTCCGCCTCTGGTGTTCTTAAAAAGTTTGATTTTGCTTGCAGTTGCTCTCTAGTAACTGGATCGATCTTATCTGATTTAAAATTAATCAAATTCTCATGGAGATCACTTTGTCGTGATAATGCATCTCTATCTGATTTTAATTTCTCGATTTCATCTTCATCTTTTTCGGTTTTTAATCTTTCATCAATTTTGCTAATAGCATTGTCCATGCCATCTTTTTGTACTTTTAATAACTCAGCTTGATCTTCGTTAATTCCAGAATCATCTTTAATCTTATTAAGAAGATTTTCTTTTTGCTCATATAGAGCTTGCTGTGTAAATTCAGATAGGTTTGGAACAATATCATTCTCTAATTGTCCGCTAGCTGCTTCCATTAATGCATCATGATGTTCCGGTTTAATCGGAGTATATGCTTCCTGATAACCAAAAATTTTATCAATGTTATATTTTTTAGCTAGCGGATGTTCAAAAACAGCTTTACCAATTTCAGATTGAAGCACTGTTTTTCCAAACGTAGACGCTAATTTAGGTATAAATGCTGCGCCTGCACTTCCTAACGCACTTCCGGTTAATCCTGAATATAATATTTGCCATGGATCTGGTGATTGGCCTAACGCTTTTTGATTAAGATAATCTAAGCTACCAGCGCTCACGCCAAACGAACCACCCTCAACAGCTCCTCGTGCAAATCTTGCGGCCATCGCATTGTCTCGAATTAAAGGCAGTAATTTTGATAATTGTCCTGTTGCATACTCACCATCTGTAACCGCATTTAACGCTAAATTCATAGGATTAAACAAACTACCAGTTAAACTAGAAGCTGCTTGTAGCGTTATTGAAAACGGCGAATGTGAAGTATGTTGCTGTTCATCTTCAAACAATGCTTCTTCATCTTCATTTTGAGCAGATAATTTAGCTAAATCTTCTGTAACACCATTTGGATATTTAATATCCGGTCTATTCCATGGTGACGCCTTATATTCCTCAGCTGTTAGTTCCTTCGGTGGCGAGGAATCAAAATATTTAGATAAATAACCCTTTATTGGTAAATCAACAATAGATTCATTTAAATGATTCTTCAGCCAAGGCACACTATTTAATGCCGTAGAGTTTGCTATTTTCTCACCGAGATCATTAGCTTTTGCTCTGCTTGTTTTTAAATAGCCATAAAAATCTGTTGCACCCTTTACGAATTCTTGCGATAGCATTGTGTGAAGCGGATATTTTGAAACATTATGCTCATACGCTGCAACGAAAGGATTGTCGATGTTTTCTGGTGCCATCATAGGAGCAATTGGCTCTAATGTCCCTGTCTTTTGTGGAGCTTTACCATAAACAGTTTCATTATTGCCTTGGTCTTGTTCTTGCTCAGGATTTAGCGACATTCTTATTCCTTGCTTTGATCTCTTCTTTTATTTGAGCTTCAGATTTTTCAAATTCATGAATATCACTAAACGATGGTCTTCTACCTGATTCATATAAATACTTACTAATAATATTATTAGTTTCTGACCCAGGGATTTCTAAATCTGAAAACTTCCATTGAAGAGGTTTTTTACTATCTTGCCGAACAGCTCTTACATTATTATCACTCACCCAGACAATCCCTTGGGTATCATCTCCAACATTCTTGAAGTGTCCACTCTTGAAATGTATTTCATCTTCTTTCAATTGATCTTCTGGTCTTAACCTTGGATCACCACCAACTTTATTCATCGGATCAAATTTTATATCACCACTATTAACAGCCCAGGCATATGCTCTATTTGCTAAGTTGACCATATCCGGACTATATGGTTTTGGAATTCTTATATCGCCGACATGATTATATCGATCTAAATAAAGAGCTTTTGCCATTTTATCAACTGCATAGTCAGCACCTTTACCGTGAATTTTTGTGTACATCATGGCGGATTTCACCACATTACTGATATATCCATCTTTCTTCAGCTGAACATCTTTTGATCCATTTCCAAATGTTTTTAAATAATCACTTAATACTGAATTCGCTTCATCATAATAATCAGATATTTTATTTCCATAGTGTTTAACAGCATCATTTAAATCTTTTTGGGGCGTCATTATTCCTTCCCAAGCAATAGGTAAATTCACGACGGAGTTTGCCATTTGTGGATTATTTAACCCGACTAAATCCATAATGCTTTGAGGGACTGTTTTCGACATTTGTTTTAAGGCTAATGTTGCCTGAGGTCCATAGCTTAATGCCATATTCTCAAGCGCATTTTGTTGATCTGCTGGTGTTCCAGTCACCAATATTGACTGTATCTGCCGCTGATCAAAACCACTCATGACCTTCCATTCATCTTTTGGAAGACCCATAGCTTTATATAAGGCAACCTGAGCATTTGCAGTAGAAACCTTAACCTCTGCTTCCTTCATACCATCTGGAAGATCATTAAATCCTTTAGATTCCTGTGTGTTTCTAACAGCATCTTTAACGCTAGGGGCATCCTTAGTTTCTTCATACGAATTATTTTCTAATCTTTTTAAATAATTAGCATAATATCCCTGCGTTGCTAAAAGCTCTTGTTGTTGCTGAGGGAAGTCTGGACTTTTAGGATTAAGCTTTGTTTCTGTTAATTGTTTTTTTGCTTCATCTATATTCATATATTTAAGATTTTGTCGACTTGAATATACATTTTGGGACATCTCAGAAAGCTTTTTATATCCTACTGATTTTTCTGGATCTGTAACTGATAAATGTGATTGAATATCTGGGTCAGCATTAGCGCCATTTGTTAATTGATCTGAGATGTTTGCTCTCATCTTATCTTCTGTCTCAGCATTTTTAGCCGAAGCATCAGTTATAAAGCTGGAATTCATCTCATCACCAGATTTAATATATTGCTGCTTTTCTAAAGAACTAAGATCCTTTCTTGAGTTAATGTCTGACCTAAATTTTTCAATCTGCCCTAACGGAATTAATCTTTTTGCTTCAGACAGTACAGAATATTTTTTTAAATCATCAGCCATCGGGTCGATGGCTGAATGATATTCAGTACCAGTAAATACAGCATGGTCTACTCCAGATTGCATTGTTTTTTCTGTTTTTGATAAAAGTAATTTTGCTTGGTTTATCTTGCCATCAAAAGCAAGGTTTTTTATTTGGTCATGTGTTTGTTTATTGCTTGATAAGATGTTTTCTTTTTGTTCGTTTTTAATAATGCTTCCAACACTTTTCATTATTTTAGCACTACCACTTGACCCAAGAGTTGCTAGCTTTTCTGTTGCGATTTGTTTGAACATAGGATATTGATTTGCAATATATGATTTTCCCCATGCTGATATCTCATCATTATAATTGCTTAATGAGTTTTCATCTAATCCACCATTTGGATTTTGAGTTGATTTTGGCGTTGTCCATTTATTATATATATCATTAACTTTATCCGTAATCGTTGTATTAATAACGGATCTATGAGATTGAATTGCCGCTTGCTGAAATGCTGCTTGTTCACCCGTGATAACGTTCTCTCTGGGCTTGTAATCTTTTTTTGCCCCAGCAAGCGAACCACTTATGGCCGCTTTTCTTGTTAAATATTTGCCCGCAATGACGCCAGTAGTCTGACTGAAATCATTAATTGTTCTCGATAATTCACTATAAGCACTTAAGTTATAACCCGAATTAGTTTGTTCAACTTCTGGTGTAATATCGAATGTTGGTTGTTTACTAGCTGTCATTTAAAACCTCATAATGCAAATACGGATGATGCAACTTTTCCTGCACTCAAAACCGCATTAAAGCTTGACGCGTCACGCTGTAATAATACTTGCTGCATTTCACCGCTCGCTTGCCGTCCTACAAATTCTTGATTTAATTTAATGAAATTATCCTGCTCAGTCGCGTTCTGAATTGATTCATCATTAATCGATTTAAACGAGCCGCTGGCAAAAGATATCCCCCGTGATGCTACTTGCGCCTCAGCAAGACCCAGTGTACTAATTAATTTCTTATTGGTATTAACTGACTTTTGCGATGCCGCGATTCTTGACTGAACAAGTTGATTTTTTATTTGTGCTTTTTGTGCTTGAGATTGCTGTACAGCAGATGCCGTTTCAGCAACAGCACTTGCAGCTGCTATAACAAGACCAGCTATTGCTACTCCACCCATATTAATCTACCTCTACATCTAGTGCATACGCGCGAATATGAAAATCAAATGGCACATTCTGCGTACACGAAATTAATTGATAAATATCCCATCCAGCCATTAACGAATATTTCGTAAATCCTGACTGAGCTTGCGGAAGTTGGCCAAAAGTTGTACTTCCTACTTGCATTTCCTCAACAGGGTTGCCGTTAACATTCAAACCAATTGAGTCATAATAGTCCAAATAAAGCGTTCGATACGTTTTATTTCGATACGACAATGAACCAGACTGCCCTTGTGCCGCTACTGGCAATATAGACATCTTAGACTCATATGGCATGCCCACTAAATAGTCAGTAATTGTATCACCATTGACCGTAATAGCGCCGCTCGTAACCGGATATTCGCCATAATAAAAGCCATCGCCTCTCACTTGAACTGTCTCACCCTCAAGATGAGATAGCCCCGAAATAGTTGTACTAGCTGGGCTATTTGTACCCGTTATTGCACAATCTAATAAAGCATCAAACGATAATTTCTCTAAATAGAATTTAGTAACTGAATTGATCTCACGCTCAGTAATGAAATAAACAAGGTGGTTTGTTGATGCAATGTGTCTGAAATAATCAGCGCCAGCCGCTGTATCTGATAATGTCCACGCTTTAACATCTTCAGCTGCTAATGATTCCAAAATAGCCAGCGTTCCATCTCCATTAACAACGATTAAATAAAGACCATTATCAGTAGTAGGGTTTTGAAATAACGCCATACTAACGGGATTTCTAATTAAATGTTGAGATAGAATGCTTATATCTTGGTCAAGATAACCTTGTACTTGAACAGAAAATTGTAAAGTATGAATAATCTTTCCACCGCCATCAACAAACATGACCTGATTATCCATAAAGACGCCATTTAAATTGGCAACACCGGCCGCTGAAACTAGACTAAGTGCGGCATTCCCTGGAGTAATACCAGAATCATCGGCACTAGAATTAACCGAAACACCACTTGATGTAAATATTACAAGATTCTTAGCGCCAAGAATGTCTGTGATAACGTTTGTCTGCCCTGTTTCAACAAACAGAGAAATAGAGTTTTCTGGATCACCACCAGAGTCATCGAAATTGAAAAAGTTATTCAACCCTGGTGAAGAACCAAATAGGCCTGTCGGCAGATCATGAAGTCCACCAAGCCATACTCTGTTTTGGTAAAACCCAACAGCCCTAGGCCATCCATGATTTCCGTTAAAAATAGGCTCAGTTATAACCGCCTCTGATCCTGAAAAGCTATCCGTGCTCTTGAAGCTATCGATAACGGTTGCTTTCATTTTTACGCCTGAAATATAATCTGTGAAACGTGCTGTTCCTTCGTTTCCTTTAAAAATTCCACCCACATAATTTTCAGTAAATTGGAATTTCGCTGCTCCATATTCTAACCATGTTCTCGATGTAGAATTAAATTCATAATAATGAGATAGGGTTGTAATAAATACTAGATGATTATTTGCTGGACGCGATCCATTGTTTAGACCATCCGCTCTCGAAACATAAACATTCCCATATGGCGCGATAGCCACGCCCTCGACAATATCACCTGTGTTTACACTAAATCCCGCTACAATATGCGCAGCGCCGGTATGAATATATCTATTTCCCAATACATACGCTGGCGGGCTCGTAACCATATCCCGCTTTTCGATAACAGCTGGATAAGTATCCGTACTGTCTATTGTTATCTCTATCTTAGAGCCAATAGATGTTGCGCTAACTTTAAAGTCTGCATGGTCATAGTTGTTATAAAAATCATATGTAGACTCATTTTTAAAGTTTACTTCTGTGTACGTAAATGTAGCCGGTGAGGTAAACGTTAATTGATATGGGGCAATTTCTTTATGAACACTAATAAGTTCACTAGCTGTCTGAGCAAATCTAACATCAGGCAATTGTGCTTTTGTGTATGGCGATACAACCGTCGTTAATAGAACGTCATTTTCATAGACCGTTATAAGTAAGTCAGTATAAACGAGAACAAACGTTTCTGTATTTTCTCGCTCAAACATCACGATTCGAGCCTCTGTTTTATCAGTAACCCCTGACAGATCAGCAATAAACTCAGAACCAAATCGTCTTCTTAGACCGCCCTGCGGTACAACAAGTACATTTCTAAGTTCTCTAGCGCCCTTGATATAATCTTCTGTGTCATCACGAGCATATAACCTTGGATCTAATTCACCGCGAGAAAAGCTTGATTGTTTGTACGTAATGCTCGGCATATTAATTCACTCTGGATTGTGCTGGAAATTGGCTACCGTTTCTTATATCAATAAGCGGACTATCGACTATCGCTATATTCGGATGAGCCTTTGCATCAACTGCCATTGCTTCAATCTTTTTCTCAGATGCCATCTTGATAAGATCAGCCGCCAATGTCTCACTAGCCGCACCTGTTAATGCTAACCGAGAGGCCAACAAATCGATAAAGTACTCAACAAAGTATGATGGTAATCTTGTAACATCAGGAACAAACCTATATTCAATCTTTAACTCGGTCGCATTTGCGTATAGTGTGCTGTTTTGATAGATCTGAAAATCATAAGTTTGTGGATATAATCTAACCAGTGTTAAATAATCAGCAGGCAGTGCATAAATATACTCATAGTTATCTATAATCGGCGTCTGAACCAGTCTCGAAAGTTGTGCGATCGCTGTAGCAAAACGCCAGTCATGCTTAGATATCTCACTGGGTAATAAATAATCAAAAGTATCTTCAGCACTGGTTGTGAAATTACCCGCTCCAGCAATAGAAGTAATAGGTCCTTTGTTCAGAAGATTAACAGCGCTAGATATAATCTGAACCTTTGTCAATGGCATAAAAATCTCCTTACTTTATTATACATGGGGACTAAATGCCCCCATGTAATTGTCGTTACTTTAAGTTAAACAGTTGGTGTTAGTACTTGAAAGTATATTTTATGATCAGTTGAAGGATCAGCACTGAATGTGACCACAATTTCATCTGTTCCCGATGCAGCAATAAGAACTGTCTGAGGTGACGATCCTTGCTGATGCATTTGAACGAACACACGATCAGTTGCAGTTACGCCAGTCACACTGATAGTTTCAGCGGCTGCGCCACCTAACGTTGTGTGCATGCCTGAATGCTTAACAACATATGCAGGTCTAGCAATTTCAGCTAACTTAACTAAGGTAACCGCACCGTCAGCCAATTTTGCTGTTGAAATAGAACCATCAGCAACATCAGAGTTAGGGAACTCAGCAACAGTTACAGCAGTAGTTACTGCATCAAAATATACTTTGTCCTTGCCATCTGAACCTTCAAGCTCAACAACATCACCAACTTTTACTTTACCATACCCGTTTACTAACTCTTCCATCAGGTCATTAAAATAAGCTGATGTTTTAATAGTAGCCAACGTATCTGAGCTATTTTTATAGCCATAGTTAATGAAACAATTCTCATTACCAGACGATGTAATTCTCGCCCATCCGTTTAAATCAAAAGTCATAACTTTTTCTCCTTAATATTATTCAACAAAACTAACTTCGACGATACCGACATTGTCGATAGCAACAGCATTAGCTTTATAATCAGATGAAACCAAGAACGAACGCTTCATTGGAACCCAGTCAACCGTTGTACGGAAGTGCATACCAAGACCGAAACCGACAGAGTTTTCTGCATAAGCAAAAGCTTTGTGAGTTGTACTCGAAACAGGCAAACCACCTTCATCCATATCACCGAACACATGCCAGGTATAACCGAACATGTTAATGCCGTCGATTGTTCCACCGTTATCCAGAACTTGCTGCTCTGTGAATCGGCTATTGATGAATTTATCATCGTTTAAAACATCTTGCTCACCTTCATAATCCATAACGATATGACGTTTCATGCCATTACCATTAATGTTATTTTTTGCGAAATATTTATTAAGAGCTAAGTATTTAGCATATGTGAACGCAGTACCGCCAGCGGCAATTACATTTGATGTACCAGACGCATTCAATGCATCGATAATCAATTGATCAGAACGACGACCAATCATCATGCCGAGTGATTCGGATAATTCTTGACGCTCATCAAAGTTAACGTTTGCTTGGCCGAAGATGTCAGATAAATCTGATGCATTCCAATCCTGCAACGTTACGCTTTGGTTTGTCCAATTTAGGTTGGCTAATGTTACATCATCTTGCAATGCTTTTTGTGTAGCAACACCTTTACCTAACTTAGGAAAACTTACTGTTCTTGCATCACCATTAGTGTGTTTTACGCGAACAGTATCTTTTAATTTGAAACCTTTAGCTTGATACGCTTGTTTGACCATAGGGTCAAATAAGGTAACAGCTACATTATTAATATAAATAGACATATAGATACCTCATCTAAAAAGTTAAAAAAACAAAATCCAGTTTGCTTTTGGTTTAACTTCTTTAAACAAGGCAACCCGTAAGGGTCGTTAGCTCATAAGACGGAAGGACGCTCGGCTATGTACAAATATAAACCTATGTGTTCATAATTGCAACAGTATTAGGTAAAAACTAGCAATTGCCAGGTAAAAACTAGCAATTAGTTTATCGTCGCAGAGACCCTGTCGGGGTTCTACCAGACTGAGCTACCCCAGCCAAAAAAAAACCCCCCGGGGATAGGGAATATCTCGGGGGGTCGTACTAACAACAAACACTTCCATCCTGGAAGATAAGAGATGGAACAAAAATAAAAAAACCCATCTCGAGATCTATATTACTGCTGTCCCATTGCTTCTGCAATCTTTTTCTCAAAGTCAGCTGCTTTCTCATGATTCTTTGAGAAATTCTCACCAGAATATAAGTTATTTGTATAATATTTCATCAACTCTTTAAAGCTGTTCTTATTCTCAGACGCTGCATACTCAGAATCAGGCGGAGTCGTAGATGCTGCACCAACATGATTGCCTTTCATCTCACTAAGAAGTTGCATCACATCTACGTTTGGATGCTCTAACAAATCTCCAACCATAGCAGCTGACTTATCACTAAGGTTATTTGCTGCCCAATTGTTCAAATTAACTACAGTTTCTTTGTAATTAGGCCCAAGCTCTTTTAAGTCGTCGTCATGAGACTTTTGCTGTCCAACTAACTCATCTCGATACATGGTCATAAGTTGAGTAGCGAACTCTTGAGAGATATGATTCGTCTTAAACATCTCAAGAGCGTTCTTATGCTCCGTAGATTCTTTATCGAACTCAATGCCTTCGATATCTGAAAAATCATATTCTTCGGGTGAACCAGTGAATGCACCTAGTCTATTCCGATATTCCCCCATTTTTTTCTCGGCTTCTTCGTACGATTTGACGAGTCCTTCTGGGTTTTTGAATTTCTCCGGTAACCAGCCCGGTCTTTCAGCCTCGCTAGCATCTTCTTCAGGTGTGTTAATAGGAATGCCACTAACCCGACCAGTTTCATCATTACCAATTGTAAGTGTATTATTATCTTCATTGACATGTATGTCCTCTGCTGGAATATTATTAACTAAATTATCTACTGCTTCTTGATCAGACATTATCATCTCTCCTCATTAGACTTTGTTCATAAAATTTTAAAGCATCCTCAATCCATTGGATTACGTTTGCTTGTCCTGCTCTAAATCCCGAGTAAATTGAAATGTCTCCACCGAAGCTTTGAATCATCTCTGGATTGATCGGGAAAACAGGTGCACTTTTAAATAGCTCATTAGCTTTCTCTAAAAATATCTTTCCGTCTTCTGATATAAAAAACAATCTGTGTATTAATGCTAAAAAGCTTTTCTGCTCATCATTAACACTATCGTCTGCTACTGAGTAACCCTCTTCTTCTGACATATACTATCCTCTATTGTTGTGGTGGTGATTGTCCTGGCGCTTGTCCTTGCTGTGGCTGAATACCACCCTCCGGTGCGCTAGGTAGTTGCGTTTGCTGCTGAGCAGCTTGCTGCAATTGTTGTTGAGCTTGTGCGAATTCAGCTGGCCCATTGATCAACTCAAGATCAACGTTATAATTTTCAGCAATAAACTTCGGTAGATTTGCAGACTTAAACGCAAGCAATGTCGCTTGAGGGCCGACAATCGATTGCAATGTCTGTGCTACTTGCATTAGGTTCTGAACTTTTTGAATGTTATCGATTTGCGCTAGCTGATTCTTATACTCAATACGAACTTGTTTATTATTGATCTCGATGTTAGGCAGAAGACCACGCTTACGTAAGATAAACGCAACTCTCTTTAACAGCTTATCTGCTAATTCAACTTGAAGGCGACCAAACGCCGGTGCTTTCTTTTCAAGCATCATTTGATTTCTGATATTCACTTCAGTTGCTGTCATGTTCGGATCTTCGCCAATACCACCCAGCGGTGAATCAAAGAACATCTGCTTGATCTGAGTACGCAGATCTTCGACCAGCGCTTCAGCCAATTGAGGTTGACCAGCTGCTGGCAAAGGCAATAAAGGCCCAGTCCCGCCAGGTGCTGGTGCGATTGGAATAATCGTTTTAGGATCAAGCTTTGATGTGAACGGATTGTAAACACCATCTGTCCAGCCCATATATATAGGATAAGCTGCAATCTCATTTGATCGCATGATGTTTTCAACGTGTTTATTCAGCGTGAGAATCGTCGGCAGTGCGCTAACGCCCGGCCCACGACCAAATGCTTCACCACGCGTAACAGACCATCTAAAGATAATCCAAGGCGATGACTCTGACTCTTCTTCATACAGAATAGATCGAGCGCTAGGCTCCATCACATAGTATGTATAGACTTTTTTCTTCTCATCGTAGACAGTGCCTTCGATCAGGTTGAACTTTGCATTTGTCTGCTGAGCAATAGAATGATTCATCTCGCTTGTTAGCTTGGCTTTAGGCCATAACAACAAGATATCTTCGACGGGAACATCATCAAACGTACGCCAAACATTCTCGGCGTTGTTATATTGCGTCTTCTCCAATGCTAAATCTTGTAACGGAACGTATCTAAACTTGAGCGGTTCTTCATCTGATCCACCATCCAAGCATAGAAAAGCCGCTGTACCGACGACAAGGTCATGATAAGCTTCGTTAATAACTAAGTTAAAGTTAGACCCATCGAGATAACGAAACATAATGTCCGTCATCTTCTGTAGACCTTGTCTGATATCCATTTCCTGCTCTTCTGGTACGTCTTCCCCAGGGGCCAAAATAGCCCACTGCTGATATAACGGCGTTAGACCAAGATGCAATTGTGAAATGAATTGTGTTGCACTAATAAACGCTGTCAGGTCAAAAACCATCTGGTTCTTTCTCTGTGCAGACGTCTTCTGTGTGTATAAGTTTTTGTCAGGAAATACATATCGATACACATCGTTCCAATATGATTGCCAGACATCTGAGTTCGATTTAGCGCGAGTATAACGTCGAACTAAAATTTCTGCTTTTGATGGCATGCTCTGCCTCCTATTAATCTTCTTTAAAAAGTTCATCTCTTAAACATGACGCGCAAATATGAAATCGTTTAGTTTTTATAAGAGTGTTTAGGTCTATTTTATCTAATAGAGTTTCCGGCTCTTTAACCTCATAATTTACCAAGCACTTTAATTCGAAGATTGGTTCTTGATAATAATCTACGATGAAGTCTTCTTTGCATACATTACATTTACATTTTAAAGTCATATTTATTTATCCTAACATTGATGATTTCTGTTGCTGATTGTCACCGAGAGCTGCACCACCAGCATAACGTTGACGTGCTAGAGATATACGTAATCTCTCACGCTTTTGTTCCTCTGATTTTTGCTGTGCTTCTAATTGAGCCGCTCTTGCTTTATCAGCATCACTTGGTCCGCTTGAACTTCCACCCATGATTATTCTCCTTGATCATCTAAGATCGTTGTAACGCTCACGAGACCTTTGATCTTGTGAGGTTTGTTTATTAATTTCTTATAGAACGCGTAAGGAGTTTTCCCACCGCATTCAATACCCATAATATATTTTGCAATATCTGTACAAGTTACCCATTTTATCGGTGGGCATGTCAGTAATCTCTTCTCTGTAAACGTTCGTAGCTTCAATATCGTGGAGTCTTGTAGCAATTGCGTGCGTTCAATGATCTCTCCGATGCTCGTTTTCTGTGCAGAGTACGGTAATATCTCGATATTGAGTCTATCTTGCGCAGGATCGAACATCATCCAGTTGTAATTATCTTTATACATAACGTAAATATGACCGAACCCATCTTTTAATAGATATCGCCACCAAGCATTACCTTCAATAAATATTACATAAAACTCTAATGATTGATCACTCATGCTTAAACCCTTATCGTTACTAAGACTGAGTTGGCGCCATCGATATTATTTGCAGAGAAATACTCATTCTCAGACGTATAATCTTCGCTTTTCACTATTCGATAGTAATATTGCTTTTCATTTGATAACGCTTTAGCTATTCGTGCTATGTCATGTTTACTTGTCATGTTTTTTATCTCGATGTTCTCTAAAGAAATTATCGTCTTCGTTTAAAACACCTCCGTTGTGCATATGTACGATGTTTTTCTTACGCTTAGCGATCTTCGCTGAGTTCTTTTCAAATCTTTTATTTGACATAGAATCTTCAGCTTGATAATAATCATTAAAAAAATCATCAACTGTCGTACGACTAGACGTCAAGATCGATTCCCTTATCTTTTAAGAGCTTCGTCACAATATCAGCATAGTTCCTGAGTGATTCGTTCTCTTTCTTAATCACATCTAGTTCATGCTGCTTCATGTATGACTGACGCATGGTATTCCACACTTCTAAATCGATCTCACCGTCTGCTAATGCATGATCGAGCACTTCCATCCGCTCTTCATAATTCTTATTTTTAATATTCAGACCTTTGGCATACAATCGTTCGCGGGGTTTTGGTTGAATGACGTTAACGACTGTTGATAGCATTGATGTATCACCAGCTTTAGCCATATCAATAGCTGTCTGAAGCACAGAAGGGCCCTGCTCCTCAATCATCTCTTTTATCTGAGTTTTATAGTTCTTTATTCCGTTCGGCCTACCCTTTTCATTTCCTGATTGACCTTTTGCAAATGTCATTTTCACCCTCTTGATGTTAATTGTACAATTATTGTCCTATTTGTTTACAAGTAGCCGTCTTTCGACCTTGTTTTAAAGCACCTTTAAACGCAAACACTGCGCGCTTTCTAGCCAGTTTACCCTTAGCACCGGATAGAGCAGCTTCTTTTTTAGATTTTGGAATAGGTTGACCTTCTGGTACGCCTAACTGACGATGAAGGGCACCTCTTTTGAATTTTAGGGGTCGCTTTCCCTTGGATTTGATCGTAATGATCGTCATAGCAATCGCTCCTATATATATCCTATACAAGCGAGTTTACTCCATTGTTCAATATTTGTATAGATACCTCCGATAATAATAGTTATCGGAGATAGTAGATATAATTTATTGCAAATACTTTGTTGACATTACGATTGATCGCATCTATACTGAACTTGAGTTAACAAAAGGGAGATACACTCATGAACAACGAACAAATAGAATTAATTACAGCACGCAGAATATATGCGACCTCTACAACTGAATTATTAAAGAAGGCGGTAGAGATTGATAAGCTCGATCTTACTAACGAAGAGAAGAACTTTATGTTCCAAAGCTTTATTCGGCACTATGCAATTTCACAAAAAGAAGGCGCTTTAATATTTTTCAGAAATCAACTAGAAGAACAAACAGTATAAATGACATAACAATTATAAACGTTATAAAATTTAATAAGGAATAAAATGAATTACACAACAAAGTGTCCATATTGCGATAAGCCACTATCTGATGATTTCATACAAAAGCAAGGTGGTAGAATATTAGGCAGTAAAAGTACATTAACATCTGAAGAAGCGCGCGAGTTAGCTAAAAAGAGATGGGATAAAGCTAGAGAGAAGAATAAAGATAAAGATAAAGAGTCCACTTAATCGTGGACTTAATTATTTAATTTTAAACGTCAACATTTCTTTACTTCTTTCAAAACATCAAGCAATAAAGATTCAAGATGAGCAATCCTGTAATTTATAGTGTCTATGAATGCTACGCCTAGTATTTTTATTTAAAAGCAATTTTAATTTAGAATTAGTCATTTATTTTTTCCTCGTTAATTAATATTTTTTAAAAAAACTCTGGCATATTTAAATATTCACTTGCTGATACCAATCCATCACAATCATCAGAGTCCATCAATCCTCGTGCTTCTTCTTATTTCAATATTCAAAGTAAACTTTTCGATGTCATTTTCTTCTACTAGACAATCGTTTTCAAGGTCAAATTCTTTTGAATTTTTATTTTCAAAAAGATTCTCATTATCATAGCCATATATAAGTAAATATTTCGCACTATTAGCAAGTGGCGCATTGTCTACATATAAACATTTTCCAGTTGTGTGCAAAACCTTCGCGCCACTACCTCGCCACTTAACTCCTTTAGCAAACAAGAACTCTTGTAGTTCTTTAGATTGCCTCTTGTTTTTAATCCTAAATTTAAGACTTGCTTTATCATCTATTAGTCTACTTAGTTTTTCTGAGTACATTTTAATCCTCATCCACTATTTCTAATTCTGTAATTAATTCTGATTTTTCTAACTCACGTTTTGCTTTTTGAAATTGTATAATCTCATAACAGATTATTCCACCACACGCTATCATTGCTAATCCTATTTCCAACCACATTATTTTATTCCTTCTTTAAGCTTTTTAATAAAGCATTCAAGATCTTTAGAATTTTCTTCGTACGTTTTTTTTAAAAAATTACGCTTTAAGTTCATCATAATATTTAAGTTCTATTTTTTCTTTGATAATTTTTTTAAAAACCCGTTGATTAACTTCTTTAAAACACTGGCTACATCCATACCAATTTGTAGAACCCGGTGTTTTTTTTCCAAAAATAACTATTTCTTTTTTACAACAAAATGACTTCATTTGCTTTCCCTAATAACATTAAAAAGATTGTTGAGCCCACTACCAAACGGGGAATCAATTTGTACGCTATCATATATTGATAACCCCCCACCATCATTTGATTTACCGTGCTTAACTAATGTTATTGATTTACTGACAGTAATAAATGAAGTCGTAACCATTTCACGACCATTTTTTTTATAATCAAGCTTGATTGTTATTCCGTTTTCATCCTCAATTATATTTGTTATGTACGGTATATCTTCATCAGATAGAAAATCTTTTTTTAAGTCAAAGGCATGCATGTCTTCACGGCTTTGTAGTTTGTCATAACTTTCTTTCACGTTCTTTTTCCATCTCTTTTTTTAGTTTAATTAATTCACTTTTTGTTAATGGTTGCTTTTCTGCACGAATGATTAATTCATTCATTACACCTCGCATCGTTATTAGCTGAATATCATTATTATTTTTTTCAATTTTTGTTCTCAGCAAGCGTAGTCTTTTTTCATTAAGCTTTTCTTCTCTCGTTAAACTTTCTGCAAGTTTTTTAAGTTCTTTTTCTTCTTTTCTCAGTTCTTGCTCTTCTTTTTTTGAAATAATTGAAAACATATTTTTTATCTCGTTAAAAAAAGCATTATATCCAAACAACAATACGATGTAAACATTTTGTTTACACTGCATTATCTTTACTGTTCAATTTTAATACACTTAACTCCGATAATAGCACCACCGCTTAAAGCTCCAAATCCATACCTAGAATCAACGATTTTTTAGGCAGTACCATTTATCATGTTTCTAATTATCTCCTAATGTACCCACTAAATCTTTCTCCTCACGGGGTAATTTCCTCATCCCGAGAGTTTCCCTCATTAAATCCAGATGTCTCTCACCAACATCGCGTGACCCGCTGCTTTTTCCATCCGGCTCGTAAAACTTGACCGTCGAGTGCCGCTCGTTTTTTTTAACAGCCGTCTTCTCAGGAAGTTTCCATCCGTAACCACATTCACATTTTCCTCCGCTGAGAATTTCTTCTCCGCAATCAGGACATTTCATTTTCATTTTCATTTTCGTTTTCCCCTTTTTTCAAAAACAATTCCCCGTAGTACTGTTCAAACTTCAACTTTCCAAACAGCGTTGCAGGGCGTAAGTAATTCATCATCTCAGGATCGTCCATCCACTCCCTGCATTTTTTTGCAATAATCGATTTGCAGTTTTTTACTGTCACACCGGATTTCAATCTTGTCGTAATCAAATCCAAGTTCGAATCAACCTCTCGATAATTTCGATCTGTCTTCTCGTTCAAAAATCTTAACACTTCCAATGCCTGAGTTTTTCTCTCAGCTTTTTTTCTTTTATCATTTTCTTTTTTGTTTTCATTAACATTAGCATTAGCATTAGCATTAACATTAGCATTAGGTTTGGTCTTGGTTAAGTCTAGGTTAAGTCTAGGTTCTTCTTCGGTTTTAGGGCGCCCCCCCTTTTTACCATTTTCATACCTCCTTAAGTTCGCGTCTATCTGTGGTTTCATTAGTAAAAACAAGGCCATAGATATCCCATCTAAGCATGTGGATATTGACCCATTTAATGAATATTCACACACCGCATCGTACACTTCTAAACGATCTTCTCCGGAAACATTTTGTAATGATTCGTAAAAAGATCTATAAAAAATGAAACTTTCTTTCATACAAACTTTGTCCTTTTATCATCCGTGTTGACATCTACTTCCGATAGTATATAATCATCTTTTACACTAATCAATAGTAAGATGGAAATGATAAAATTACAGTTTTTAATTGAACAAGACGGTGAGAAAGCACTGATGAAAATTGCAAAATCTAATCACATAGGCTTAAGCACAGTCGTTCGACAAATCATAATGAAAGAACTTGATAGATTAAAAAAAAGAAATAAAAAACAACAAAAAACTTAACAATAATAATTATAATCATCACGGAAGTGATAATAACTAGCACTCTCGCTTAGGTTTTCGATTAAGTCCCTTTTCCTGGGCGAGAGTTTTTTACGGGAAAAATATATGGTAGGAAATGAAATACCCAAAGTTTGAAGCACACTTTAAAATTCATGGATATATTCTTTCTTTAACAGAAGGCGTAAAAAATTGCCTTTTATTAAAGCACGGAAGAGGCACCTACGAAATAGAGATTCCTGCAAATCTTATTAATCAGCTCAAGTTAATCCCTGTTGAAAAAATAAAAATATATGTTGAAGGGCGCATATACTCCCGTCAAAAAAAAATAAGTCTATGTGCGCAAAAAATAATATATAAAAATAGAGCAATATCTAAAGAATATTCATTTACCACAGATAGACCAAAAGTCATTACGCAGGCTAAATATGACTAAAGGATACCGAGATATTCTTGGCGATCTTGAGCAAATGAACGATCTTTTTAAAAAAGAGTTTAAAAATAAAATGTTTCAATACATGGAAAACTATTGCACCGCAGCAATTCGTATTAGAAAAGAAGACCTACAAGAAATATTAAATTCCGCTAATTCCTATCATAATAATACTTATAGAGAGCAAGCCTCAGGCGTCAATCCTAATCCATATTTTAAAAGAAGTACACACCACACAGCTTATTACTTTAACAATGAAGACGAAATATCGGACGAGAAAAGGGTCATACGATGGCACCGTAAAATCTATCCAGCGTTCTAACAAACCTCATCACAGGTTAGATCGTTCTCTTCTATTAGATCGTTCTCTTCCATTAGATCATGAA